GGTATTTCTTCAGTAGGAGTTTTCCAAGATGAGGGGCAAGTTGCTCTCTCACCTACAACTTCACCACAAGGAAATACTGGTGCTGGATATACTGTTGTATTAGCAGACCAGAGAGCTGGTACATTAGCAGTAACGCAAGGAGCAACAGCAGCCGGTTCGGTTCCTGTTTTCTTAGGAGAGGAAATCACAACTACGGCACAAGTTGTTAGTGGTTTAGGATTTACATTCTCACCTAATCCAGCGTTAACATCTAATGTTTCTACTACAATAACTGTATATGGAAATGAGACGGGTGGTTCACAAACCATTCCTGTAACTGTAACTTATAGAAGTAACAATTAATAAAGGATAAGATATGGCAATTATAAACGACCCTCAAATAACCGCTCAACTACAAGCATTAGCATCAGGCGGTACAATCGACAGTAGTGATGTTGTAGCCCTTTTAAACTCAGCACTACCTGCAGGACAACAATTACAAGCAGGAGCTGGTGTAACCACTGGAATCTATAAAAGATTCGGTGAGTTTGATAAAGTAAACGCAAAAGTAGAAGTAGTAACAACTGGATTATGGTCTGGTGATGTAGGTTCTTTAACCGCACTTTACACTTCTTCAACTCAAGTAGCAGCTGATAGTGGTAAGTACTACTATAACGCTTATGCTGGAGATACTGCACTAACCGCATCTGCTGAAGTTCAATTCGGTGTGGCATATGGGCACTTAAATGGAAGTGGTTCTGTAGAATTATCACAAAATGATGATGCATTACTACCTACAAAAGCAACTTACGCTCAATACAAATCAGTTTTATTAGACCCAACCGATGACCAATTCTCATTTGAAAATGGAAGTGGTGTAGCTGTTGATTCTAATTCTATTTACGCTATCAATATTAATAGAGCTAGATATAGAGAAAAAATGGATCCGGGTAACTGGTCATTACAACTTTCTGGTTCTAATGGATTATTTACTTTCATTGATGATAGTGGTAAAAAGTTTGGAGATACATTAGGAAAAGCTGGTAGAGTATTTAAAGTAGTATCAGGTTCACTTAACTTAGGAACAGAAGATGCCGCAACTATCAATACAACAACTGCATCTAATGATGAAGGATATGGACTATTTTATCCTGATAGAGGTATTATGATTCTTAATCCAACTGCTATCGCTGATACTGTTGGTAACGCATTTGATGCTGATTTCGGAAACTTAGGTACTTTAGTTGGTGATTTAGGTGTAGATGCTGATAAGGAAAATCATAAGAGATTATTCTACGCAATTCATCATGGTGGTGATTTCCAAGCAAGAAGAACTGAGAATGTATCTACACAACACTTCTTTGTAAGAGCAACAAATAGAGAATTTAACTACTCAAACAACCCAACGTATGTAAATGCTAATGGAACGTTTGTGGAAACAACATTTGAAAGTGACCCTAAAACCTATATCACAACGGTTGGTTTATTGAATGATGCAAATGAAACCATTGCAGTAGCTAAAACTTCTCAACCGATTGAAAAATCATTTGATAAAGAAGTTCTAATTAAAGTTAAACTTTCATTCTAATAAATTTATTAAAATATAAATAATAGAAGAACCCCACTAAAAGTGGGGTTTTTTGTTTCTTAATATTTATATAAAACTATTTGTGTAGATGATAAAAGAGATTCCAAAATCAGATGTAGTAGTTAGACCGTTTAAAGTTTATAAAGAATGGACTTTAGACCAGACTGATATATCAGCACATTATGGTACTAATCAGACCGATTTGTACGATGTAGATACTGATGATACTAACTCAGATGGTACATCTAAAAGAACCCTATACGATTCTATAAAATCACAATTCTACTTAAACCCAGCCACAGCATCAATTGTAACTGAAGTTGGTAAGAGAGAATCATATGCATCAACTGATGAGAGAGTTATTGGTGATACCATTGGTGTGATATCAATTCCTCAACAATATTATGGTGAGGGAATTAAAATAGGTTCTATGGTAGTTGAGTATGGTTCAATAACCGCAACCGATGATGGTAATTCTAATTTAATAGATTCTGCATCAAATATTAAAGGTAATGTTTTTTATGATAGAGGATTGGTAGTTTTAACAGAAGATGTAGCAGATAATACTGGACTATCTTCATTTGAAGTATCATATCGCTCAACAATGACTATTTATGAAAATGAAATATTTTTATCAGTTTTAGAAAATGAATTTAACGTATCTCAAAACCCAACTGCAGTTTATGAAGTGGGTGGTAAAAAAGTAAGTGCAACTGTAAATAATCCCAGAGTAAGATTAACTGATGGTGGGTTAATTACTAAAGAATTTTATCAACCAGGTGCTCGTTATATTAGAAATTCAAAATATCCATTTGTATCTTCGTATGATAATACATCAAAGGGAAGTTTTGATGACTATGAAGTAAGTGGTTCGTTAGACCAAACTGGTTCTTACATAGCACCATTTATTACAACAATAGGGTTATATGATGATGATTTAAATATGGTTGCAGTAGCAAAATTACCTCAACCAATCAAATCACTGCCAGATTATCCAGTGAATTTCATTGTTCGTTTGGATACATAAGGTTATATTTATAATATATTAAAGGAACACAATTATGACTTTAGAAGAAAGATTAAAAAATAACCCACCTGCTCAATCAAAAGCAAACACTAAAGGTGGTGATAAAACTAAAATTGAAGCTGATGGTGGTTTAGATTTATCTAAAGATGAAGCTAAAATAAAGCAAGCTAGAGGTGGTCAACTAAAAAGTAAACCTTACTCTGATACATTTAAATAATATTTAATGCTAAATTGGTTATGGAATGGTAACGATGTTACCGAAGATGTTATACCTGAAAATGCCGTAGGATTTGTTTATCTAATAGAACATATTCCCACTGGCAAATACTACATTGGAAAAAAATCTTTAGAAAGTGTTCGCAATGTAAAAATAGGTGTTAGGGAACTAAAACGTATCAAAGAAGAACGAAAGTTAAAGGGTATAAGGGGTTCACTTCCTAAAAAGAAAAAAGTTAGAAAATCTTCTGACTGGCAGAAATACTACTCATCAAACGATTGGATTAAAGAACAAATCTCAGAAGGTAAAGAAGATGAGTTCAAACGAAGTGTATTACAATTCTGCTATTCCAAAAAATCCTTATCTTATTATGAAGTATATTATCAATTCAAATATGATGTACTTTCTGATGATAATTGTCTAAATGGTAATATTTTAGGAAAATTTTACAAAAAAGATTTGGATAATTAAAATATTATTTGTATATTAGTACTCTTAATTGTATATACACAAAAAATAATATTATGACTTTAAATCAAGTAGCACGTAAACATGGTATCAATCCAAATTCTTTGAATGCGAAGGATGATGGATTGAAAATAGCAGTAAAATCAATAAAAGATTTGGTAATTCAAATGCAAAAGCGTAACGTTGATGCACAAACTATTAATGATATAAAAAAATTAGGACAATTTTTGTTTGATGTTTCCGATTCAACTATTGGATAATTTGGATATATCAAATATTTTTCTTATATTTGTATAAAATTTAATTTATGCTCTCCGCAAGAAATAAGTTAGTTGTTATAAACGTATTGGATTCTGCCTTAGGTGTTGGTACATCTTTAAAGGGAAATGAACAAGCACATCATTGCCCTTTTTGTCATCACCATAAGAAGAAACTCCAAATCAATTTAGAATCCCAATATTGGCATTGCTGGGTATGTGATTCTAAGGGTAGGAGTATTCAATCCTTACTTTATAAACTAAATGTTGATAAGAGTGAATTAGCAAGAATTCATTCTATATATGGTGAGTATAAACCAAAACGAAATGAAGTAGAAGTAGAGAAGATAGTTCTCAGACTTCCAAAAGAATTCAAATCACTTTCAAAAAAACCAAAATCAATCAATCCGATTTATAATCAAGCAATTCATTATCTCAAACAAAGAAGTATTTCTATGGATGAGGTTTTGAAATATAATATTGGTTATTGTGAGGAAGGATTATATAGTGGTAGAATAATTATTCCATCTTATAATGAAGATGGTGAATTAAATTATTTCATTGCTCGTTCTTTTTATGAAGATGAGAAGATGAAGTATAAGAATCCACCTGTTAGTAGAAATGTAATTGTATTTGATAATCAAATCGATTGGAAAGAACCTATTACATTAGTAGAAGGTGTTTTTGATTCATTCTCAGTAAAGAGAAATGTAATTCCTATTTTAGGAAAGTTTATACCTCGAAGTTTACAAAACAAAATTAAAGAGAAAGGTGTAAAGGAAATCAACATATTGTTGGATTCTGATGCAGTAGAAGATTCTACTAAGCATGCAAACTATTTTATCAAAAATGGTATAAAGGTAAAGAATGTTATACCTGAAGGTGGTGATGCTGGTGAGTTGGGATTTGATAAAATAAATAACTTGTTAAAAGAAACCGAAGAAACCGGTTGGGATGATTTAATCCTTTCAAAACTAAATAATATATGATAGTAGAAAAAATCTACCATTTAGCGGATTTACATATTCGTAATTTAAAAAGACATAAGGAATATAGAGAAGTATTCCAAAAATTCTTAAACAACGTAGATAAGGATAACATTGAGAATTCAGTTATCTATTTAGCTGGTGATATTGCACATGCTAAAACCGAAATGAGTCCTGAGTTAATCAGAGAAATCAGTTGGTTCTTAACTGAATGTGCAAATAGAAAACATACATTCTTAATCACTGGTAATCACGATTGTAATCTAAATAATAATTATAGATTGGATGTACTAACTCCAATCGTAGAAAACTTAGAAAATGATAGAATCCATTACCTTAAAGATACTGGTGTGTATCCCTTTCATAATCTTACTTTTGTTGTATATTCGATACTCGATGAAAAAGAGAATTGGCCAAAGGCGGAATTGGTAGAAGGTGAGAATACTATTTGTTTATTCCACGGACCTGTAAACTTAGCACAAACTGATATCGGATATACTGTATCATCAAACTCTTTCACAACTGATATGTTTGAAGGATTTGATATGGTAATGTTAGGTGATATTCATAAAAGACAAACATTAGGAACTTCAACAATAGCATATGCTGGTTCTATGATTCAACAAAACCACGGAGAATCATTGGATAAGCATGGTTATCTATTATGGGATGTTGAAAGTAGAACATTCGAAGAGGTTGACTTACCAAACGATTATGGTTTCTATACATTAGATGTAAACAATGGTGTAGTTCCAATCGTAGATGATATGCCTAAGAAACCTCGATTGAGAGTAAGAGTTTCAAATACGGAACCTTCTCAGATTAAAAAGGCATTAACTGAAATCAAAAAGAAATATAAAGTACAAGAGTTCACTGTTACTCGAATGGATACTTTATCTAAACAAAAGACTGGTAACTTTGATGATAAGTTAGCAATCGGAAATGTGAGAGATGTAGAATTCCAAAACGAACTTATCAAAGATTATTTGGAAAGACAGTATTTGGCAGATGATGAAACGATTGATAAGATAAAACAAATCAATAGAGAAATCAACACAAAGTTGGTTGATGATGAAATGACTCCTAATGTACAATGGGTTCCAAAGGAGTTTGAATTCTCTAATATGTTCTCTTATGGTGAGAATAATAAAATCAGATTTGAAAACACAAATGGTATAGTAGGTATATTCGCACCTAATGCTAGTGGTAAATCATCCTTATTCGATGCACTATCCTTTTGTATATTCGACAAAACAAGTAGAACCTATATAGCAAAGAACATTCTTAATAATAGAAAGAGTAACTTCTATTGTAAACTACACTTCCAAATAGAAGATGTAGATTACTTTATTGAAAGAAGAGCTAAGTTAATCAACAAAGGGAGAAATCTAAAAGTAGATGTATCCTTTTGGAGAGAGGATGAGAGTGGTATCCACTCCTTGAATGGAGAGCAAAGGAGGGATACTAACTCCATCATTCAACAATACTTAGGAACGTATGAAGATTTTGTACTAACTACTCTTTCACTTCAAGGTAATAACTCTCTATTCATAGATAAATCACAAAGTGAGAGAAAGGAAATCCTTGCTCAATTTATGGGAGTGGATATCTTTGATAAATTATACTCACATGCATCGGATGAGAATAGAGATAACGCTTCTTTGATTAGAAAGTTTAAGAGAG